AAATTATAAGTTTGTGAAGTGGGATTCAATTGAATTTTTGTTCGAGATGGAATCACAACCAGCTTGTTATGGTCAGATAGCCATTTGGGCTCTACCTTGGAATTCAGCTGCGGGAGCTTCACCAAATGCCAATACTACATCTGTTGTGTCAGTGCTCGGTTCCTTGGCAACTTATAATCCTTTGATTTTTGAAGTTAATGAGCCCTTGAAAGTAACTATGGAGGTTCCATGGATGCATATGACTCAATGGGCAGACACGGGACAACCATATTATGAGTGGAGTTCATATGCGGATGTTTGGGGAGCTTTTCCAACTATCAATGTTACTAATATTACTGACCTTGTTGAGGTGTTTAACTCAACAACGTCTGTTATAACAATACGTAAGTTTTTCCGTTTTAAGAACTTGCAATTTAATTGTCCATTTTTTGCATTGCAGGATTCTCCTCCCATGTATGACAAGAAAACGGGAAAATGGAAATTTGATCGGCGTGTTGGTGACAATTGTTCAGCACCCATACTTCCTACTACTATAAATGATGTTAGTCCTCAACCGTATAGCTGGAGTCAAGCTATCATGGCTAGGATGGGTTATCCAACGGCTGCCTCGGCTGCGATGGCAGGTGGGTCTATGCTGTATAGTCACTATTCTGGTAGAAGTACTGAGGCTGCGATGGCAGAAACGGTTCGATTAGCATCAGAGCAAATTCTTGAATCACAAAGTGAAGTTCAATCTGTGGTTCAGGCAGCAGCTGAACAAAATGCTTCAGTAGGAGGCAACACTAATATAAATCCTTATGTTCCGGATTTTCAATTAGGTGCTCCTTCCGCTTCCGTTCACACATTGGCCTTAGGTTGTGATTTACCTATACATGGAGCTGAATATAATGATACAGTTTTTAAACATAGTATTTATGATTTGATCAAGAAACCGTATCTTCATTCAGTGGTTCGGTTTGGGAACACTGGAGGACTTCAAGGGTACTCTTTTGGTGCCTTTGGGGTTCTGCCCTTTTCAACCGAATCAACATCGCATCTATTGTTTTACAACATTGGTTTCCTACAATATTTTAAGCAATTTTTCGCTCAATGGCGTGGGTCAATAAAGTTCATGTTTAAGTTTTCTGGATGTTCTTTTGTTCAAGCACGAATGCGTTTGTCAGTGGGATATGCTATGACCCCACGAACTGTTGACCCTGATTCCTCTGACTGGTTGAATTCTTTGGTGCCTACAGAGGATTTTACCATCAACGGACCTTGTGTCAAGACGATGACCATTCCTTTTATTTGGGCTTGGGATTGGGCTCAAACAGTTTATGCTTCTTCCTATCCTTCTGATGTAGTAGGACCAG